CTTGCTGGTCAACCAGATGCTGTGTCTATTAGTCCCGATGGGAAGTTTGCTGCTATTGCTATTGAAAATGAACGAGACGAAGACCTCAACGATGGACTAATTCCTCAGTACCCCGCAGGTAACGTCGCAATTGTGACTCTTGATGGAAGTGTAAATTATGCAGATGTTCGTGGACTTGCTGGCATCGCTCCTAGTGATCCTGAACCTGAGTTTGTTGCTATTAATGACAAGGGTGAAATTGTTGTTACTCTGCAAGAGAATAATCATATGGTTGTTCTTGATTCCAGTGGTAATGTCATCTCCGATTTCTCTGCTGGCACCGTAGACCTCTATGACATCGACGACACTAAAGATGGATACTATCTTCCTGTCGGTTCTCGTCAGGGTGTTCGTCGTGAGCCCGATGCTGTTGCTTGGATTGATAATGATCACTTCGTTACTGCAAACGAAGGTGATTACAAACTGAAGCGTCGTGGAGAGCACAAGCGTGGTGGTTCCAGAGGGTTTACAATCTTCCATAAGGATGGTACAATAGTGTACGACTCAGGAAACACCTTTGAGAATACTCTCGCAAAGGCAGGTTACTGGAACGACAAGCGTGCTGAGAAGAAAGGTGTTGAACCTGAATCCGTCACGGTTGGAACCTATGGTGGCACTCGTATGCTGTTCGTAGGTGCTGAGAGAGCAAACGCAGTTGGTGTCTATGACATCACTGACCTGTCTGCTCCTAAACTCCTCCAGATCCTTCCTACAGGTAAGGCACCTGAAGGACTTCTTGCTCTGGAAGATGAAGGACTCTTCATTACTTCTAACGAGAAGGACGCTAAGAACTCTATCTCCATCTTCAAATTCTGATGAAATGTGATCCCAAGTGGAAGCAGTGGTGTATTGCCTGCTGTTCATCGCAACTATGGTTACTTCCCGCAGCTCTACTTGGGATTCTCATTACTATTGAGAGTATTCATCTTGATGCTCATCGAAAGATGGAAATAGATGTTCATGGATACTGTAGACAAAATGCAGAACACCAAGAAAATCTAAGTTTGGGAGAGGATGACTGGTGAAAAAGAAAGTCCAGAAAATGTTGGAATGGTTCTATCAAGAATCTGATAGAGGTGAGCAGAACATTTCTGAATGTAAGAATTTGTATGACTTGGTTGAAAGACTTCAATATCGTCTTGAAGATTTAGAGAATGAACACATGCTACTCATTCGCAAATATGAGAGTTTGGAGAAAAAACTCTCTGAATAAGTATAAATCACTACTTGGGAACCCTTGACAGGGTTCCTTTTTTACTATATAATATGTAAAGATTTGTCACATTAAGTAAATGACTGTAACAACCAATGAGCGCGGACAACAAAATATGTTCGCGAAAGAACCACAGATGTACGTCTCTAAAACCGACGCTGAGCGTTATGGTTATGAGAGTTATGCTGAGCGTGCAGAGAAACTGAATGGTCGCACTGCGATGATCGGTTTTGCTGCTGGCTTGATTTCTTACGTAACTTCTGGTAGTCTGTTCTTCTTTGGAGCATTCGGATTCTGATGCCTGACATCGCTGAACTTCTTACGTATTATGTAATTGGTGGTGCCCTTTTAATTGGTGCCCCAGCAGTATTCTTCCTCATTGCCTTTATGCCTGCTCTGCAGAACACTAAGGGTCGCATGGTTGGATACAAAGACCACAAAACATATGGTGACTCATCCATTTATGAGAACACCCCAGGTGATAACACCAAGTTTTATCTCGAACTAGGAGGTTGACAATGACTTCAACATTGTTTACAATTACAAGCATTGCCTTCTTTGTTTTGCTGGCATATTCTGTACAACAACTATCTGAAACTTACTAATGGAATTTAACGTTACTCTCCGCTCTCCTGACGGCACTGAGAACCAAATCAAAGTCGCTGATGATCAATACATCCTTGACGCTGCTGAGGAGCAGGGAATTGACCTTCCATATTCTTGCCGAGCAGGTGCATGTTCTTCATGTGCTGGCAAGATTGTAAGCGGAACAATTGATCAAAGTGATCAATCATTCCTTGATGATGATCAGATCGAAGCAGGACTCGCACTCCTTTGTGTTGCGTATCCTACTAGCGATGTTGTTGCCGAAACTGAAAAAGAAGAAGAGCTTTACTGATGAACGGAAACCTTGAACCAGAGGAACATGTCATGGATGATAGCGTAAGATATCCAGGTAGAATGCTTGGTGAACTTGCTATCGCACTTGAGAAACTCGGTTGGGAGTATGGTGATGACGTTGCTGTAGAGATTGGTGGAACATCCGTCTCTGGCATTGACGTTGGCGAGGAATACAACAAAAAATGGCAGTCTCCTATCGGGACTGTTAAATATAACAAAGATGCGTTCATTATTATCAAAAATAAAACACGCTCTCCGTTTATTCCTTCCGAACCTAATCCTAATCTGAAAGCACGCCATGCCGAATCCTGATCAACTCTGGCAAGATATACAGAAACTCGATGATATGTACGAAGAGCTTCTGTGGCATCCTGATGATGAGTTACAGTTCACCCATGACGGTGAAAAGATCATAATCATAAACAAAACATTAGAGGAAAAACAATGAACGAAAACGCAGAGCGCATTAATGGTTGGGCAGCCATGATCGGTGTTATCGCCGCCATGGGTTCATACGCAACCACAGGTCAAATTATCCCAGGAATCTGGTGAGTGACATGTTACTCATGGCAGCATCCCTCATAGGTGGGTTTATATTTGCCGCCCTATTGACGGAGGGAGATGTTGATGATGATGACAACGGTCCAGGTGGTGGTCTGATGCAACCAGCATATGTCCCAACCCCTTGACAAACACAACCAAATACCTTACTATTGGGGAGCAGTTTAAATGCTCCCTATTTTTATGCTTGCGACTATTTTGGCACTCAGTGCCATAGATTATGATCACCTTGCTAGGACGATCCAAGTCGAAGCAGCAAGGGGAACAATGGACGAATACTGTGTGGCAGTGTCTGTTTTGAATCGTTTGAGGTCACCCAAGTTCCCCAATACTGTTGCTGGTGTTGTATATTCTCCTGGACAATATGAGGGTTTCACCAAATGGCGACCAGTTGCTAACGCTACTCTGGTAAATAAACTTAAGTCCTCTGAGGGTCGTGAGAACCTTTTGAAGGCATACAGCATCATCGGAGATCGAACTGACTTCAAAGGTCAAAGTCAACTCAGATACAGGGTTGCGTCCGAAGACCCGATGTGTCATAATAAAGGAAACTTCTACCACCACTACTGGCAGACATGATCAAGAAAATTCTCAACAAATTGTTCTCACAAAAAATTGATGATGAACATCTTGAGTGTGCTATTGATGAGGACAAAGTAGATTGTGGTCATCTGGATGATGATCAGGACAAGGCATATGTTGGTGTCCCTGCTCCAATCCTGAATCCAATTGATGAATGGTTTTCGGCTCCATATGGATGCCCATCAGCAATCACTGAGAAGCAAAAAGAATATCAAGAGTCTGATGCGTTCAAGGAAGAAGCAATTAAGTATTATTCCAAAGAACCTGACAACATCCATCAAGTGATGTATGATATGGCAACAAAGACCAAGAGCACCACTCTAGATCTTGATCCCATCGGTGGGTCAGAAAACTTCCAAGGCGGTTCTGAAAACATTCAACAATGAGTTACGACGACTGGCGCTACAATGACTTCAATACTAAACTTCGTCAAGAGGTATTGAAGATCCTTCTCTCAAAATATGGTGGTCAGATGGAGGGTAAGGAACCTAAATATTCGAGTCAATCAATCTATGAGTGTGCTCATGATTGGATTTCCCAAGGACATAAAACTAGTTTTGGGGTAACAAAATACTACGAGGCATATTATGCAAAAAGTAATTAATGTATTAGCAGTTCTATCATTTCTAGGAACTGCAAGCATCCTGGCAACGTCTGGTTACGTCTATTGGCGTAAAGATGCTATCGCTGAGCAGGTAACTGAAAACATTACCAAAGCAGCAACAGCGGCAATCGCAGACGCACTTCCTGGTATGCTAGATGCTGCTATGCCTGAACTCCCTGCTGCCACTGGTGGCGCTGTTCCTTCTACAACTGGTCTCCCTTTCTGATATGAAAAAACTTATGATGGCACTGGCAGCAGCATTCATTGCTGCTCCAGTATTGGCAGATCCAATCAAAGACGATGAGTTCTTCACTCCTCATGCTCAAGGGTGTATGTTACTCCAAGAATGCACCGATCATGTTCAAGAACTTAAGACAGTTTCTGATCTCAACAAACACGAGAAACTGGCTGATATTGATTACAGTATTGTTGCTGATGAGTTTAACTCTCTCGTCCGATCACTTAATGCGGTCGGAGCTAAGGTTTTTCTAGCAGACATGCGATACTTCCCAGTCGGTCATCGTGGTGTTTATCATACTGTAGGCAATAACTTCTTTCTGAATGTTGCTCATATGCATCGCCCTGGTACTATGATGTCAGTGATGCGTCATGAAGGATGGCACGCTGCTCAGGACTGCATGGCAGGAACAATCGAGAACAACTTCATTGCTATCATCATGGATGAAGAAAAAGTTCCTGGACTATATCAGTCAATCGCGAAGAGTGCTTATGCGTCACAACCAGAGGCAATCCCCTGGGAGAAAGAAGCATACTGGGCAGGTCACACTGAAGGTATGACCGCAGCAGCACTTAAGTCCTGTGCTGCTAGGACTATGTGGACTGATTATGATCCGACTCCATTGACTCGTAAGTGGTTGGTGGAAAAAGGTTATCTGCCTAAATAAATCAGTCCAGCAGAAACCATAGGACTAAACCACCCAAGACAAATTCTTTGAATCACCTTTAAGTTTCGAGATGTAGAATTTGTTGTTGGAAAACAAGTACTCACATATGGCACCTTTAACGAGGGACGTACTCATAAAAACCATCGTTGCCGATGAAATGGTCGGTCTTGGTGGAACAGATTACGTCCGAAACTTAAAAAGTACATATCATAAATGGGAACATCAATCAAGTGATGTTCTCTGTAAAAAATACAACAGTATCAACAGCACAAACATCACGGTAGAAAGTCTCAATCCCTAAATAAATGAGCCTTTGCTCGTGAGAGATGCCTGAAGAAGTAAAGAAGGAAGAAATCAAAAAACCCAAAGGACCTTTTGGAAAGTTGAGAGAAAAGGTTGAAGACTCCGAGGAGCATCTTGCCATTCTTTCAACCTTCGTCCGTCTGGGTATTCTTGTCTGGTCCGGTGGCATTCTCACACTGAACTATGTGACCATTCCCAATCTCCCCCAACAGAAGATCGATCCGACCTTCATAGCCAGCGTGTTCACTGGGGTTTTAGCTACGTTCGGGGTTCAGACGGCGAAGAAGTCTGGTGATGGCACCATGAAGATGAACGGTGCTAATGGCGCTGCAGCTGCAGGTGGTGGTCCTGGTGCAATCACTAAGGCAGACCTTGAGAAACTCATTGCTGCTGCCAAAGAGACTGCTCCTGCTCAGACCATTAGAGTTGAGCAAGGACCAATCAAAATCGTAACAGATCAACCTCCATACAAAATGTAAAATGAAATCTCTTCTGAAGTGGACTGCCCTTAGTGTTGGCAGCGTCGTGGCGATTGCACATATCGGTGTCTTGGGACATTTGATTAAACGACAACCTGAAAGTGTCATTCAAGTCCCAACGATTAACATCCCACGCGGCACCCCTTACTCCTCTTATAAGATTGAAGCGGGTAAGGATGGATACACAATCGAATATAAAGCAAACGATCCAAAAATTCTTGAGTCGCAGAGATCATTAGACCTTAATAAAGGTCAAAGTGGTTTCTTTGGTGGTAAGAAATATGAGGACCGCAAGGAGTACCGCACTGATCAGTTCACCATGGAAGGTGTAAGGAACATGGGAGGTGCCGGAACGCTGGCAGGTGAGGGAAAGAGTGCAAAAGACATAGAGTGCATCGTGGCGGACGCTGGAGCAGGGTCACAAGGTGCAATGGCAGGAACCGCTATTAGTACTGGTCTTCTTGCTCCTGCAGTATCTTCGATACCTTACGTTGGATGGTTGGCTGCAGGATGGGTTAATCTCTTAGGACAGAATGTTGGTTGTGCTGCTGGGTCACAAGTTAACTCTATGATTAGTGATTGCTGACAATTCGGTTTACAAAATAAGTAAAATTAACTAGATAGTGTAGTTGCGTAAACTTTATGAAGTTTATTTTCGCATTCATCGCTACACTATTTTTTGCTGTTCCAGCGTGGGCAGTGGACGTACAAATGGGATCAAATGGTAATCTAGTTTTTGACCCAGCAGAAGTAACAATATCGGCAGGAGAATCAGTTCACTTTGTTAATAACATGCTTCCTCCACACAATGTGATTGTGGAGGATCGTCCAGACTTAGGTCATGAAGCCCTGGCAATGTTACCAGGTGAGGAGTTTGATGTTGAATTCCCCGAGGCAGGTGACTATACTTATTGGTGTGGTCCCCACAAGGGAGCAGGTATGATTGGAACTGTGCATGTAGAATGATGAAAAAATTCAATGAGGTTACATTAAACATTACTGTAGCTATCATTGATTTCTTATATCAAGGCAGAGACTATCAAAGGTTCTGGGTGCTTGAGGAGATTGCCAGAGCACCCTACTTTGCTTTTCTCAGCGTGTTGCATTTAAGAGAATCCATGGGGCTACGTGGTCCAGAACACATTTATCTGATGGAGGAACATTTTGCTCAAACTCTTAACGAAACA